TCTAGGCATAGAGTATATAGGGCAGTCTTTTGCTGAGGTACTGGCATCTCCACAAGCTAATGCTCCTAGAGAAGGGGGGCCAGCCCCTGTATTTACTCAAGATGCACAGGGTAACTTGGTTCCTGACACTAGATTTAACCAAGGATTAGCTGTTCCTGAAACAGCGTTTGGTGCTGGACAATTTAGTGGAGCGCCAGCACAACCAGTTGCTGTAAGTTCTTTTGCTGGTCCCTACACACAACCCACACTTGGACTAGCCGCTCCCACAACAGAAGCGGGTAGGTTAGCACAATTTGTCGCCCCGACTAGAGATACAGTCGCTGGTGGAGTATATGACCCAGCAAGCGACCCTTCACGTGGAATTGGAGTTCAAACACCCATGACAGAATCTGGTAGATTAGCACAGTTTGTGGCTCCGACTAGGGACACAAGTGCTGTGGCCAGAGACACAAGTAACGTTGTTAGACAAACTGACGATATTTTTTCAACTCCTGCAATGGACAGTGGCATGTCTATCCCCGATGAATTATCAGGTGCTCGCATGTCTAGCGTCAACGACCCCGGAAGACGCGGCGGTGAAAGAAGAGGCGAAAGAGCCGCTTATCAAGCAAGCCTCAATGAGTTTGAGGACGACTTTGAAACTCCGGATAACCAAGGCGCTGATATGGATGATGATGCTCCAGAAGCAAGCTTTGATACAAGCACAAAGGAAGGGCGCAAAGCCGCAGCCGATTATGAAGCTCAAGAACAAACAGGTAAATCTACCTCTAGGGCTGTTACAGATAGCTCAGGTAGAGCCGTTAGAGGAACTGATGGGAGCGTTGTAACTAGCGAAGAGCCTAGCGGAACTGCTGGTACAGCATGCGTTATTGCCACACATGCTGTTGCTAACAACGGTTTCTCACTTGATGTTAAGCGCGAAGCAGTACGCTGGTGTGTTAAGAATTTGCACAAACGCTGGTACGGTGAGGCAGTTCGACGAGGCTATCGTTACCACGGCATTAAAGCTATCGAAGCGGGTCGTGCACACAATCACTATGAAGAATTTAAAGATTACATAGACTTTGCCACTGGTAAAAAACGTAGTCTCACTAATCTTGGCACTTTTGTTTACAGGACAGCACAGTTCTTTATTACTGGACTTTTTGTAAAATAGCTGATATACTTATTTTCACAGCCTATGTTTAGGCTGTAGACTGGCTACCCATCACCCCATTCGGCTACTGGTGGCCCCAACAAGGAGAAGACTATGGCTGAAGCTATGGCTGTCAAGCAAGACATTAAAACAACCCCAATTAAATATAAGAAGGACCGTACAAATGAAGAAGCGGAACTTCAAAAACTAGAAGAAGAACGTGCTAATTTGCTTAAAGAGCAAGAAGCTGAAGAAGAAGATAAGGCAGAAACTGAAAGCCTTGCCCCAGAAGAAAAAACGTTTAAGAAACGTTATGGCGATTTAAGGCGCCACTCTCAACAAAAAGAGGAAACCTTAAAAGAACAAATTAGAAAGTTGGAAGAACAGCTTTCTACTGCTACGAAAGAAGCAATTAAATTACCTAAGACTGATGAAGAGATTGCTGATTGGTCTGAAAAATACCCAGATGTTGCAAAAATCGTGGAAACCATTGCTACCAAGAAAGCTCAAGAACTTGATACCAGTATTGAAAAACGCCTTGAACTCATTGCAGAACGTGAAGCCGATGCTAATCGTAAAAGAGCTGAAGCAGAACTTATGCAATTACATCCAGACTTTGACGAAATTCGTAACGACGAAAATTTCCACGCTTGGGTTGAGGAACAACCTACATGGGTTCAAAAAGCGCTGTATGAAAATGATGACGACGCTAGGGCAGCGGGTCGTGCGATTGACCTATACAAAGTTGACCGTAATATTGAATCTAAAAAAGCGCCTTCTAAAAGCTCTAGTAAGGATGCTGCTAAAGCCGTTGAAACTCGTGGACAAAGCAATGTCGCAAGTTCAAAAGAAGCTCAAAGCAATCAATGGAAAGAGTCAGACGTAGCGAAAATGCGTCCCTCTGAGTATGAAAAAAATGAAGAGTCTATTGCCGAGGCAATTAGGACTGGAAACTTTGTTTATGATATTTCTGGCGGTGCAAGATAAAATAGTCTTTACAAACTGTCAAAAATATGGTAAAAAATAACTAAGAATATAAAAGCGGCCCCTTTCGGCAACCCGCGCCTATGTCCTACACATAAAATACGACATTTTTTGTTTTCAATTGTAACCTTGAGTGTAGCAAGGTATACGATTTTCTTCCTCTCTAAACTACCCACGAGACGTTTAGCCCTGCTTGACGCAGTTACCTAAACTAACTGGCCTTTAAAGTGTTCAGAAAATCGGTGTTTTAAGCCTCATTAGGAGAAATACGATGGCTTTTAAAACTGCCGCTGGATACGGTAATCTACCGAATGGCAACTTTAGCCCGGTAATTTACTCGCAAAAAGTCCAGCAAGCTTTCCGTAAAACTTCTGTCGTTGAGTCAATCACTAATTCCGATTACTTTGGTGAAATCGCGAACTTTGGTGATACAGTGCGTATCATTAAAGAACCAGAAATCACCGTTAAGGAATACGCTCGTGGTGCACAAATTACTCCACAAGACCTTGACGACGAAGACTTTAGCCTTGTTGTAGACAAGGCAAACTACTTTGCATTTAAAGTAGATGACATTGAAGAAGCTCACAGTCATGTTAACTTTGAATCATTGGCATCTGACCGCGCCGGCTACCGTCTGCGTGACCAGCATGACCAAGAAGTTCTAGGTTATCTGTCTGGTTTTGCTCAATCTGCTCTTAGCACTGCTGCTGGAACTGCAAACACAACTGTGTCTGGTTCTAAGGCTGTAGCTACTGCAGGTTCTGATGAACTTCTCACAAGCATGAAGCTCCGCAAAGACAGCTTTGGTAACATTACCACAGGTTCTGCGGGCGACCACTCAATTCCTCTTGCAGCTCGTCTGCCTGGGGCAACAGCGCTTCCAACTGCAACAGCCTCCCCTTTGATGGTTATTGCACGTATGGCACGTTTGCTTGACTCCCAGTTTGTAGACTCTACTGGACGTTGGCTGGTTGTTGACCCTGTATTCATCGAACTTTTGAAAGATGAAGACTCACGTCTTCTGAACTCAGACTTTGGTGGCTCAGGTATCCAAGGCGGATTGGCTGTTACTCAGCTTCATGGTTTTGATGTTTACGTATCTAATAACCTTCCATCAGTTGGAACTGGTCCTGCAACCACTGGTTCAGCAAACCAAAACTCTAACTTTGGTGTTATTGTAGGTGGACACTCATCAGCTATAGCTTCAGCTTCACAAATCACAAAGACTGAGTCATATCGTGACCCAGACTCTTTTGCGGACATTGTTCGCGGAATGCACTTGTATGGCCGTAAGATTCTTCGCCCAGAAGCAATCACAACAGCCAAATACAACGCAGCTTAAGGGAGGTAATCAATGGCTACTTTTGACATGACCGCTAGCTCAACTGCTGGTGTAAACTCAAATTCTATTGCTGTGCTCCCAGCGAGCCGCGATGGAATGAATATGCGCATGATTGAGGCAATTCTAGATATCGGTAAAATTACTGATTATAGTTGCACCGATGGCGACATCTTCCAACTGCTTGAAATTCCTGCAAACACTTTTGTTATGTTTGCTGGTGCAGAAGTGCTAACTGCCTTTGATGGAACATCTCCAACTGTAGACATTGACTTTGCTGCAGGTGATGACATCATTGATGGTGGTGACGTAACTTCCGCCGGCTTCCTTGCAGAAGGAACCAATGGACAAGCAAATGACGTTGTAACAGGCGCTGCTTCAACATTTACTCAATTCATAACTACAACAGATACAATTGATGTGAAATTGATTGCAGGCTCTGCTGATGTTACTTCTGGAGTTCTCCGTGTATACGCTTGCGTCGTAGACGTAAACGGTGCGCAGGAACTTGCTACTGAAGTAGCTCGCGACAACGCGTAACTAATATGGGGGCAAGGAGCTATATTCCTTGCTCCCTATATCTGTATCTAAATCATGGCAACATATCTTGAACTAACAAATGGCGTGTTAAATAGAATGAATGAAGTTGAGTTAACCGCCTCTTCATTTGCTAGCGCACGTGGTTTCCAAATTCAATGTAAGAATGCCGTAAATGATGCTATTAATTATTTAAATCAACGAGAGTTTGGATGGCCTTTTAGCCATAACACACAAACTGAAACACTTGTAGCTTCACAGACACGCTACACAATACCAACTGGTACGCAGCATGTAGACTACGAAACATTCCGTATCAGTAAGGACAACTCTTTAGGAGTTGCAGGCACAACCCTTCGTGTCTTAGATTATAAAGAATACGTAGATAAATTTATTGAACAGGAAACGACCTCCGGTGTAGGGGGTGTTCCCATATATGTTTTTAGAACTCCCGATAACAATTATGGTTTATATCCATACCCTGATAAAGCGTTTACATTAAAGTATGAATACTATTCACGGCCAACTGCATTGTCGGCTTCGACAGATACCCCTACAGTGCCAGACCAATTTAGGCAGGTTATAGTAGATGGCGCCACCGCATATGCTTATCAGTATAGAGGAGAGGCACAACAGTATCAATTTAACTTCTCACGATTTGAGGAGGGCATAAAACATATGCAATCTATATTGTTAAATAGAACGGATTATGTAAGGTCTACTCATATTCCAACCTCACCTAGATACGGCACTAATTCATTTGGATTTTAGAGTAAACACATGGCAGATGAAGCTAACCTCAACCCTTTCGTGTTTGCTTGTCAGGGGGGACTAGTCCTAGACCAATCAACGTTTGCGATGCAACCAGGCATGGCATTAGAATTACAAAACTTTGAGCCTGACATTTCAGGAGGATACAGACGAATATCAGGGTATGCTAAATGGAACACAAATGTAGTTCCAGAAACAGCTTCTTCTACTGAACCTGTTTTAATGTGTGCCCACTTTAACTCAAAGGTGGTAGCGGCCCGGGGCACAAATATATATCAAGCTGGAACTACTGGCTCATGGTCTCAGATAGATAGCGGAAGAACCGGTGCAGGAAGGTACACACATTTTAGATATAACTTAAGTGGTACTGACCTACTTGTGTTTGCAGACGGCGCTAATCATGCTAGTAAATTTGATGGCACCACGGTAACAGATATAAATACAACGGGAGCCCCAGCTAACCCGAAGTTTGTTACAGGTTTTAAAGACGCACTATTCTTTGCAGGCATGTCCGCAGAACCACAGTCGTTAGTGTTTACAGCACCTTTTACAGATACAGACTTTACTCCTGCAAACGGAGCTGGTACAATAAGAGTTGACAGTGATATTACGGGGCTGTTCCCTTTTCGTGATTCATTGTTTATATTCTGCGAACAACGAATATTTAAACTTGTTGGTAATACTATAGCAGACTTTGCTATTCAGCCCGTGGCTAGAGAAATAGGCTGTCTTAATAACTTTACCATTCAAGAATTCGCAGGTGACATAGTTTTCTTAGGTCCAGACGGACTTCGAACTGTAGCTGGTACTGAGCGCATCGGTGACGTAGAATTAGGCACCATCAGTAGACAAATTCAAAAACGTTTTGAAGCTCTTACAGATGTTGATGAATTCACAAGCGTAGTCATCCCCGATAAAACACAGTATAGAATATTTTTTACAAATGCCAGTAGCACTAGAAGCGCAACAAAAGGTGTTATATGTGTTCGTAAGGGTGAAGGATACGAGTTTGGAGATACTTTAGGAGTACGAGCGACATCAACTGATTCCGTAGTTGTTGCAGGAGAATCCATAGTTTTACATGGTGATTTTGACGGATACGTGTATAGACAAGAACAGGGCAGCACGTTTGACGGCAATGAGATTGTAGGAAAGTATCGTTCACCAGATTTAACCATGGGCGATGCAGGAATTAGAAAAAACTTCCAACGTGTAATTATTAACTATGCACCGGAAGCTGCAGTTAACGCAGATTTATTTGTGCGATATGATTATGAAGCCCCTAATATTGCACGACCCGCAGCGTACCCTTTTAACACAGCCACAGTCGTTGCAGTTTACGGTAGTTCTTTATACGGCACAGCAACGTATGGTGGACAAATAAACCCGTTAATTAGACAACCTATAGAAGGTTCAGGATTTGCGGTAGCGTTGAGGGTTAATGACCGGGGCACATCTGCACCATACTCCCTTAAAGGGTTTCAATTAGAATTTAATGCAGGAGCAAGAAGGTAATGGCAGGTTACACTAGGCAATCATCTTTTACTGACGGCGACGTTATCACCGCAGCCCATAGTAATGATGAATTTAATCAAGTATTAGCCGCTTTTGTAAACACCACTGGACACAAACATGATGGCACAGCTGCTGAAGGGCCAGTCATTGGATTGATTGGAGACCCTGGGGTAGCCACCCCGCTTAACAAAGTCGTTGTTGACAATACAAACAATCGTGTTGGAGTATTTGTAGATGCTGGAGGCGCCGGTTCTACAGTCGAACAGGTGCGCTTTCAAGATGGTGCCATCCTACCTGTAACAAATAACGATGTAGACCTCGGGTCTAGCAGTGTAAAATTTAAAGAATTACATTTGGCTGGTGCTGCTAATATTGCTGGCACTATGACATTATCTGGTAACGTAATTGTATCCGGTACCCTCGGTGCTGACCTAATACCTGATGGTGATAACACACGTGACATTGGTAGTTCATCTGCTGAATGGAAAGACCTGTACATTGATGGCGTTGCATACGTAGATGCAATTAACTTTAACGGTACAGCCATATCTGCTACAGCCGCAGAACTTAACATTATGGATGGCGTTACCGCATCAACTTCTGAACTAAACATTATGGATGGCGTAACAGCCACCACTTCAGAACTGAATATCATGGACGGGGTTACAGCAACAACTGCTGAAATAAACCTCATGGATGGTGGCACCTCTGCTGGCACAACAGCAGTCGCA